GGGCAAGACAGTCGGTTGACCTTTCGTCACGATTCCAGCCAGCACTAGTATTCGGACTGGCCTACCTCATGAGCTTCAAGCGCCCAAACATGGACGTAAATAGACAGCAGAGGCTCAAGGAGGACTACGAGCAGCACCTTGAGAATGCTTTCTACGAAGACAAAGAAAGAGCCAGCCTATACGTAACTCCAAGGGTAAACAAGCCCTAATAAGGATAAACAGCATGCGATACAGCAAGGGTAAAAAGGCCAGATTTATTTCTGACAGAAGCGGGTTCTCGTACCCCAGAAGCCAGCTCGTAGTAGAGCCCGGAACTGGCCTTGTTGTGGCTAAGGAAGAGTCGGATGGTCGCTGGAATCTAGTTGACCACCCTCAGAATAAGAACCCCAAACTTAAGCCTGAATCTGCTGGTCTTAAGAATCCAAGACCTCTTAATGGGGCTTACAAAGATAGATACCTCATCAACGACTGGGACCACAGTGAGCAGGTTAACCCAACTCAACCGCTTGAGATGGACGTACCGCTTATGACTGAAGAAGGCGGAACAATTCTGGTGGAGGGATATGACTATTAATTCTGGAAAAACTCCTGTAAAGCCCTCACAGGTTTCGGTAGCTACCTCCCTTACGGGGACGGAGAGACTTCTTGGTACAAGAGTACAAGGACCAAACTCCCCAAAAACAATCGGGATGGAGATTCAACAGATTGCCCAACTGGTGTCTGTGAACACTACGCTTATAGCGCAGCTTGTCAGCATTGACCCATCTGTTATTGCCCAGTACGTAGTTCTCGACTACAACCAAGTGTCTGTTGATTATAACCAGATTATGCTGGACTACAACCAGTTTGTCCTAGACTATTCCCAAATCTCTGTTGACTATTCCCAAATCTCTGTGAACCCAGCGCTGGTGTCGGTAGACCCTTCGGCGGTAGCTCAGTACGTCTCGATAGACTACAACCAAGTTTCGGTAGATTATTCCCAAATAGTTTTGGACTACGACCAAGTCTCTATCGACTACTCTCAAGTATCAGTAGACTATGCACAAATTCCAGTAGATTACTCACAAGTTTCTGTTAATACCTCGGCTGTCGCTGCTCTGGTGTCGGTAGACCCCTCAGCCGTGGCTCAGTATGTAGTTCTGGATTACAACCAAATTTCAGTTGATTACAGCCAAGTCTCTATTGATTACAACCAAGTTTCGGTAAACACATCGGCAGTAGCAGCCCTAGTGTCTGTTGACCCCTCTGCTGTGGCCCAGTACGTAGTACTAGACTACGACCAAGTTTCAATTAACTACAACCTAGTGTCTATCGACTACAGCCAAGTGTCTGTAAATACAACTGCCGTTGCCGCGCTGGTGAGTGTAAACCCAGCCCTTGTTTCGGTAGACCCGTCAGCAGTAGCGCAGTTCGTCTCTCTGGACTACTCACAAGTTTCTGTGAACCTCAGCGCCCTAGCCAGTATTATAGATTTTGATTCCTCAGTAACTCCGGGGGTCTATGGAACTTCTACTGTAATCCCTCAGCTAACAATAAACGCAGAGGGGAGAATTACTAGCGTAGCTCTTGTTACTGCTGTCGGTGGTGGGCCCGGAGCAGCAGATGTTATTCACACAATTAACGCTTCTGCTGGCTCAGTAGTAGCCACATCAGCCAACACCTCTATGAACATCTACGGTGATGGGGTGAACATCACTACATCTATTACAGGACAAACTTTAACGGTTAAGCACCTGCCAGTATCATCTGGAAACAACGGGTTCTACCCCTCTGGTGTTGGTAATGGCCCATACGTAGATTTTCCGATTTTTAACACAGACGAAAATGGTCATGTAACTTCTATTGATACTACGTCTAGGGGCTTTTTTACCTACCTAAATCTTTACTCAGGCGGAGCGCTTGTTACTGCTGTTGAATATATTAATAATAAAACGGGAATTGCTTTCAGATATAACACCCCGCTGTCTATAGCCGCGAGGGTAACAGGGGAAAACTTCAACCCATCTATGGATATTCTTCACAAGAGGTCTACAGTTGTATCTGGTGTGTATGGAACTTCAACTATTATCCCCAGATTTGAGGTTAACGAGTATGGACATGTACTCTCTGTTTCAAACGTCACACTTCCGGCATTCCTAACATCAGAGACTCCTCGCCTACTGTGGGCTACTGTTTCTGCTTCGCAGGGCTCAACAACTGCGAATGTTTCTGCTGACAACTTAGCAGTTAGAGGTGCTGGAGGCATCTCAACTTCTATTACTGGAGATGTACTAACTGTACAGCACGACACGCTTGTTTCTGTTGGTGGCGTAACATCTACGTATGGTACTTCTACAATTATCCCCAGAATTACGCTGAACCAATATGGACACATTATTTCCATTGTCCCAGTTACAATCCCTGCTGCCTCGTTTACAGAGACGCCAAGACTAATCTGGGCAACAATCTCCGCATCCCAAGGTTCGACTACGGCTGATGTGTCAGCCGATAACCTAGCTGTAAGAGGGGCTAACGGGATTTCCACCTCTATTACCGGAGATGTTCTCACGGTTTATAATACGTCCTCTGGGGCATCTGCTGGGCAGTATAACAACAACATCTGGAACATTAGCTTTGATGTAGATGGGTTTGGAAGAATTACCAGCATCCAGAGAACTTCAGCAGCCAGAACAAGCTTGTGGAGTGATACGGGCTCTTTTGAATCTTTTGGAAGAGGTTTTGGTATCTTCGGTGGAGCGCAGATGAAAGTATCCGCCGCTACCACGGCTGCGGCTGGTGGTCCTCGATACGACTTCATAGTTGAGCACAGTGTTGTGCTTTCTGTTGGCGGAGCTACCTCTATCTACGGAAGTACATCAACCATCCCGCGCATTACTGTTAACCAGTACGGACACATCGTTTCTATTACTCAAGTAGCCGCACCATCTGGTGGTCCGGGCGGTGGAAACTTCGTTTCCGTTGACGCCAACCCCGTATTTATTGGACAAGACGCCTCCGCAGCTGGTACAGACTCCATAGCCATTGGGAGAAATGCGAGGGCTCTGGGGGCGGATTCTATTGTTATTGGTACTTCAATTACTGATGATTTTATTAGTAAGTCTGTCAAAATAGGGACTACGCACGATTCAAGAATGTTCTTAAATGGTATATCCCAAAATTTTAATCCATTTTTAAATAGCACATCTGTTAGGTGTACGTCTGGGGCAAGTGGGTACTGGTTTATTTACAGTACTAGTGTGGATACAGTCGTAGATTTACCAGACGGAGTGGAGTTTGGTCATAAAGTATATATAAGTCACGGCACAACTTCTGTAACGACTTCTCCATCTGATAGAATCATAACGGTGCGAAGGCCTCTCGGCGAGACAACAGCTTTTATTGTACCACCCCAAGGACAACGAGTTAGTACGTTTTCCTTAACAGAGGGACAGTTTGTAGGTCTGGTAAAGCTAGACGGAGATAGCTGGCGGGTTGAATCACAATCCGGTTTATATGATTCAGGACCATTCCCTAACGAGTATTCCCTCCGTGCTAAAATATCAGTCTCAGCCACAACACAAATACTTATTAGAGGTGTTATGGACCCAAGATTTGACAGCTATGAAATTATCCTTAATGGCATAGCAACAAACAATGCTACTGGTAGAAGGCTTATCATGAACTTTGGGGTAGACGGAGTTATTGCCAGCGTAGCTGGTCACCAGTCTCAGTGTTATGTAGACGTTACTCTAAGAGGGGCGCCAACAGCCACTGCTGATTTTCTTGAGATAACTACTTCATTAATATCTACCAGTGCATACTACTCTGGAAACATAAACGTGTTCACGCCACATAATAATAGAAGGTTTACGCTTAGAGGCACTGGCGTTATTGATAAGAATGCGGTGTCTGTTGCTATGACAGAGTTCTGTGGTATATGTGGTACAACATCTGTTATAAACCCCACAGACATGATATTTAGATTTCAAGGTGGGACAGCGTTCAGAGATACCGGAAGAATCCACATCTATGGTCGTATAAATGGACAGAGGAGATAGGAATGACAAACTACCCAACTAAGGGCTCAAACGTATCAGTAGCCACAACAATTACAGGCAGGGAGAGGATTCTGGCAGTTCGCCTGTCGGTTAACTCATCAGTTGCCAAAACTATTGCCATCCCTGTATCATTACTAGAGATTTACACAAGTATTAACTAACAGGAGTAATAACAATGGCAGGACCAATTACCACATACAACGCCCTAGTTTCAGCAGTAGTTGAGGCTATGGAGGACGACAGCTCGGAGTTCCTAGCCTATATCCCAGCTGCTATCGACCTCGCTGAGAGGCGAATTGAGAAAGAGATTGACACTGACGGAATGGTGAGCGTGGTCGCTACCACACTTCCGGCTGGTCAGCACATTCTACCAAAACCGTCTGGGTACAGGTTCTTCAGGGACGTGGAGGCCGTAGTAAGCGGAAACTACATAGGACTTAAGAAAAAGGTTAACAGCTTCCTGAGAGACTACTGGCCCAACCCGACAGAGACAACCACGACACCTCTGTACTATGCTGACTATGACGAGAACAACATTATGATTGCTCCGACACCCTCTGGTAACACCCAAATCAGGCTCACAACAGCTATTAGGCCTACCAGACTAAGTGCTGGTAATCAAACTAATTACTTCCTCAGAGAAGTGCCAGATGCGGTGTTTTATGCTACAATGGCAAATATGTCTGAGTTTATGAAGGCCTTCCAGTCTCAGCAAGTCTGGGAGAATAAATATGTAAACAGTATGATGGGAGTTAATAACGAGGGGCGTAGGCAGCGCATGGACGATGATACCGACCCGAACCTAGCACCATCCTCAAACAACACGCTTAAGAAGGGTGAAGGATAATGACAACAACTTACACAGATAACCTACGCCTTGCAATTCAAGGACTTGGTGATAACAACAACACTTGGGGAGCCATTGCTAACAACGGTGTCTTTGAGCGCCTAGAGGATGCCATTGCTGGTATGGTTTCCCTGAACCTTACTGGGAACGGTGACTACACCCTGTCGGTTGCTAACGGAGCCCAAGATGAGGCTCGTAACATGATTCTCAGATTTGGTGGAACCCCCGGCTCACCGAGGAATGTAATTATCCCAGCAGCTTCCAAGCTCTACGTTGTGGAGTGTACGGTCTCTGCCTCAGTATCAATTACCATTAAGGCGAACGGAGGCACTGGCGTAAGCTGCCAGCCCGGACAGAAGCTTATGGTTTACTGTGACGGTCTTAACACCTTCAAGCTAACCCCAGAACTTATAGACCTAGGTATTACTGCCTCTGCGGGAGAAATTAACGTACTAGATGGAATCACAGCAACCACAGCTGAGCTTAATGTTCTGGACGGTATTACGGTGACTACTGCCGAGTTGAACCTTCTGGATGGAGTCGTTGTATCGGCAGCGCAGCTAAACCTTCTTGCTACTACAACGGTTACAGTGCAGGATGCCCTAAACAGCATAAATGCAGTTCTTACGTCTGCTATAACACTTAGCCAAGTTTCTACCGTACTAACCTCATCACTTGGTTTCAATACTTTTTTTAACTCAGGGCCTCTAAACTGGGTAATAAACTCAGTTTACGAAATACCCCATAATCTTGGTACTACTCCATTTATGGGATTTTTTGAGCTAATTTGCGTATCCGCAACATCTGGATATAAAGTTGGAGATGTTGTTCCTTGGGTTACATTCGCAGCCGCAAACTCAGGTAACAGGACGGCAGGGTATAACTCATCAGTAGCATTCTTTAAAGTAGGTAATAATGTGTCTTTTGCGACATTTGGTCCTAAAGAGCCTGATGGAGCTTTTGCTTACACAAAACCAGAACACTGGCACATACAAATTAAACTTTGGGTATAACAATGTCAGGGGACGGTCAACTCACAATTCTGAAAATTAATCCGGGTATCAATAAAGATATTACGGAGTATGCTGCTGAGGGATTCTGGGTTAGCTGTGACAAGGTTCGCTTCCTTGATGGACGTGCTGAGAAGTTCGGTGGGTGGGTTAAGGAACAGGCAGTACAGGCAAGTGTTTCTGGAATGACAGACCTCATAGGAGTAGCCAGAGATATTATAAGCTGGAAGACTCTTGATAATAAAAAACTCCTTGCCGTTGGGACAAACGCAAAACTACAAATTCTAGAGGGCGGTAAATACTTCGATGTTACTCCTATTGAAACTTCTGTTTCTACTTCAGCCAACTTTAGTACTTCTGCTGGCTCAAATCTTGTTGTTGTATCTCTGAACCTCCATACAAGACTGGTAGGAGACTACCTAGCCATTGCTACTCTAGCAGCTACAATCGGTGATAACGTATCTATCGGTGGAGATTACCAAGTAGTTTCCATTATAGATGCTAACTCCTTTATGATTGAAGTACCTATGACAGCCGCAGCCACTTCTGTTGAGGTTGGCTCAGATACAACTCTTGATTTGTATATCCACACCGGACTGGTTAACAACGGCTTCGCCTATGGGTGGGGCGCAGGTGTGTGGAGCCGAGATGGTTGGGGAGAGCCATCAGCTGCTGGTGTTAACGTAGAGCTCTCGCAGTGGTCGCTTGACAACTACGGACAGAATCTACTTGCATGTCGTAAGGGTGGAAAGCTATATGAGTGGGTAGCGTCTGCCGGAGTACAAACCAGAGCACAGGCTATTTCAGCGGCCCCGAGCATAAATGATATTATTCTAGTAAACAAAACCACAAGGCACGTCATTTCATTCGGGTGTAATGATGCTATAGGACAGTACGACCCCCTTCTTGTGAGGTGGAGTGACCAAGAGGACGTTTACAACTGGGCAGAGACCGTAACCAATGCTGCTGGCTCCTTCCCTCTTCAGGGCGGTGGGCGAATTGTTGCGGTTCAACCTACAAACAGAGAGACAGTTATTCTCACAAACAGTATAGTACACTCGATGAGGTACACCGGAACTGAGTCGGTGTTTGCCTTCGAGCCAGTAGGCGACCAAGCCCCAGCCATTTCCCAGCACTGTGCCGTAGATGTTAACGGGACAGTTTACTGGATGGGTCTTGGGGCATTCTATAAGTATGACGGAGGGGTTCAAACTATCGACTCTACGGTAGATAAGTACCTCTTTGGTACTGGGTCTGGCTCTATCAACTTTAACCAAAAGGAGAAAGTTTTTGCCGGAGTTAACTCGCTGTTTTCTGAAATCATTTGGCTCTATCCTTCTAGGGATAGCTCTGAAAATGATTCTTATGTGGTTTATAATTACCTCTTTAATACGTGGTACTACGGCAAACTGGCGAGGACCGTCTGGGAAGACTTAAGCATCTTCTCCAAGCCCTACGCAGTATCCCCGAACGGTACTCTGTTCATTCACGAAAACGGTAAGAATGATGATGCCTCTCCTATGCCCGTGTACCTAGAGAGTGGCTGGTTCGATATTCAGGACGGAACTGAAATGCTGTTCATTGACAGATTTATTCCCGACATTAGAAGGCTGGCTGATAAGTCTATGACTGTAACTGTAAAGTTCAGAAAATACCCCCAATCCTCAGAGATTTTCACCAAAGGGCCATACACAATCACTCAGAATACATCTAAAATCTCCTTGCGAGTGAGAGGTAGACAGGCTAAAATCATTCTAGAGCAGAGCATTACAAACGCAGACTTCGAGGTTGGTGATAACAGAATTGCCATCCAGCCTGATGGAAGAAGGTAAGAACTATGCCAGATAAGGTTATTAGACGACTCCCAGATGTTCCAACCGAGTTCCGAGACTTGGTAGAGCTGAGGCAATACCTACAGAAGTTGGTCAGCGCCCTGAACGCCCAGCACCAAGCCTCCGTAGAGGGACCTATAAATAAGGAACCGTTTATCCTCACTTCCTACACTGACAGCAGGGAGATTGACACCCCCGGAATGTCGGCTCAGGACGTGGCAGACGTTCTTGGTACTTTAATTAAGATTCTAAAACAAGGTGGAGTTCTGAAATAAAATGTTAAGACCTAAAGACGCAATCATAGCAAA